GCCGTAGCCGACGAGTCCGACGGCGATCACGATCTGGGCCAGGGTCATGTAGTTCACTTCGTCTCCTCCATCTCCGCGGCTTTGTCGGCGATGAACCCTGCGAGGGCCGCGCCCTCCTGGGTCTTCAGCACGGCCGCCAGCAGGCGGGCGAATTCGTCGTCTTGGCGATTGACCGTCCGGCTCGCGAGCCACTCCAGGGCGTCGGCGATCACCTCGGCCCGATGCCGGGCGTCGGTGGCGGCCGACAGCCGCCGGCCGTAGCCGAGCAGCGGCGCCCACTCCATGGCGAGCCGGATGTTGTCGAGCATCAGGCCCTCACGAGCGAGAGGACCTGTTCCACAGCACCGGCCGCGAGGGCCACGACCAGGGACCGAACCGCGGGCCTTGCGAACATCCACACCGGCCAGAGGACCGTGGGAACGGCCTTGTCGGCGACGGCGTCGAACAGGCTGCCAACCGCCTCGAGCACCGCGGCCTTCTTGTCGGCGCCGCTCATTGCCTTGACCGCCTCGTAGGACTCCACGAGCAGGCGCACCAGTGCGATCGTGAGGTCGCCGAACTCGGCCCATGTGAGGCCGTCGGCGGCGGCCGACTTGGCGGCGTGGATGAAGGCCTCCGCGCGAGTGAACGGTCCGCGAGTGGGATCGCTCGTTGCGACGGCGACAGGGGCATCGGCAATGCTCATTGGATCAGTCCCTTTTCGTGCAGTTCCTTGGCCATGGCGGGCGTGCAAAACGGCACGAGCGCCTTCGATGGATCACCGCCAACCCCGGCCAGCGTGAGGGCGAGGTAGTAAAAGAAGTCCTTGTCCGTTCCGCCCTTCTTGCTCGTGATCGTCCCGATGCCGGCCCGTCGAAGCGGCTCGTAGTGAACGTGCTGGCTCGTCTCCCCGGCCGGGGCCATCGCCTCCCGGCCGTTGGCCGTGCGGCGGAACATCGACTCCTCGATTCTTCCGCTCACAGCCACGCTCCTCGGTTCCGTTTCATTGTACGCCTGTCCAGGTATGGCCCGGGGTGTGCCGCCCCCTGGGCATCGGTGGGTGGTGGATCACTCGCTCGCGAGAATCGCGGCGACGTTCGCGCGGGTCTGCTCGGGCGTGCCCGTGTTGTCGATGACGCGGTCGATCAGGCCCGTGGAAAGGCCAGCCTCGCTCACGTGCGGGGCGGCTTCCGTGGCCGGCCGGCGGTCCACCAGCCAGACCTCGCCGCCCATCTCTATGCGGACCATGTCGGCCTCGTTGTCGAAGCGGACGTTCTCGATCACGATGGTTGTCGCTCCGGCGGCGGCCAGTTCCTCGATCCGCCGCCTGGCGATCCGCAGCCACAGGTCTTCGGCCACCAGCGTCCGCCCCCAGTCGGTGCCGAGGGTCTGGAGCAGCTGCCGCGGCGACTTGCCCAGCCACTCGATCGGCCGCTCCTTCGTGGCCCGCTGCCGCAGGACGGTCTCGGGAATGCCGAGGATCGACGCGAGGGCGGCGTAGATCGGGTCGGCCAGACCGATCACCACGGCATCGGGCACCATGCTGGCCACGAATGTCTTCCCGCACCCGGCCGGGCCGGTGAGGCCGATGATCCGCGGCCGCTGCGGTGGCGTGATCACCTCCGTCTGGATCGGCTCGGCATCGCCCCGCATCCGGGCCAGCATGTCCTCACGCCGGGCCTTCACGCCGGCCCATGCCGCCTCGAGCTGGTCGGGCGTCAGCGTTCCACCGATCCGCTCCACCTTGAACTCCGCCGCCGGCGTCGGACGGGCCGGGCGGAAGGTGAGCGTCTTCGTCGCCTCCAGGAACTCCGGCGGCAGTTCGCGCCGCAGTTCCTCCAGGTCGGCCGGGGCCGCCTCCGCGAGTTGGCGGTTGATCTCCGCGACCGCCACCGCAGGCTTCACCGCGCGGGCGAACGGGTGCCCCTCGCACCCGGGGCAATCCGCCGTCTGGTAGCCGACCAGTTTCGGGTCGTCGGCCGGCGTGGCCGCCATGCGTGCAGCCACCGCCTCGCGGATGCCCGCGTTGATCTGATCCATGCTCGCCATGATTTCCTTTCGCTCCTTCAACAGCCTCATCACGTCCGCCGCCAGTGCTCCGCTCGTGCCCGTCCACTGCCCCATGAATCGCCGTGCCCGTTTCTCGCACGCCGCCAGGTAGTCGTCGGGCAGCCTCATGCCTCCATCCTCGGCCCGGCTACGTGCATGGCCGTGAGCCCGCCGCCCGCGTCGTAGACGAACAGCTCCATCGCCTGCCGGTTGCCGACGAAGCCCTCGACCGCGTGGAAGTCGTCGGGCGGGCACAGGGCAGGGGCTACCCGCACGAGCACGCCGTCGTAGGTCTCGATCGGCCGCGACCACTCCGCCGCTTGGTGGTGGAGATGGCCGGTGTGGATCTCGCGGTACGGGCACTTCGCCCAGTATCGAGCCGCCTCGATCGCCATGAGCTGCGGCAGCTTCCGCTTGGCCTTGTGGCCGTGGGCGAAGCCCAACAGATTCTTCCCGTGGTCGAGATACTTCCGCGGCGTGTACTCCTGCTCCACTCGCACGCGGCGGTCGTTGCGGAACCGCTCCACGAGGATCCGCTGGAATCCGTAGGTGAGCGTCTCGTCGTGGTTGCCATTCACGACCAGCGTGTCCACCGGGGCCACTGTCCCCGCGGCGTCGATCATCGCCAGGAGCGAATCGGTGCCGACGTTGAGCATCTTCTGGAGCCGACCGTCCCGCTCCAGCGGCGTGCCCTTCGTCGTCGTGCCGGCCGGTGAGTCGTAGTGGTAGACGTCGCCGAGTGTGGCCACCGTCAGCCGCCCCGGACGGTAGCGGGTTGCGGTGTCGAGCAGTTCCGCCGACGCCTCCCGCACGAGCCGGGCCGCGATGTCGAGGTCGTAGTCGGCACCGGCCGTCCGCCTCCAGCTGTACTTGCCAAAGTGTGGGTCGGCGAGCACGAGCACGGCCCACTGGTCGGTCGGCTTCGTGTACCTGGGCCGCGGCTTGATTGGCTTGCGGATGTCGGCTTTCGCCGCCTCGATCATCGCCTCGACACACTCCCGCGTGGTCGGCCCGCCGCGCGGCTTGAGCCGCACGTGGACGCGGTGCAGCTCGGTCACGACCGGCTGCCCGGTCTCCCGGTCTGCGGTCAGACCTTCCCACTTCGTGGCCTCGCTCTGGGCGACCTCGAAGCGTTCCATGTCGGCCTCGATGTGCCGGAGAAGGTCGTCGACCGTGCGGATGCGGGCCGAGACACTGCGGGCCTCGAGCCCGTCGGCGGTCTCGCGCTTCGTGACCTCCTCGATGGTGAGGCCCTTGTCGCCGGCAGCCTTCGCGGCCACCTCGGCCACGACCTGCTTCACAGAGTTTTTAGCCACTGGATCACTCCGTTGTATCCGACGTCAGCAATGCCACGAGCTTTCAGCGCCACGCTAATCGCATCCGCAGCGGGCTTGATGGCCGACCCGAACTTGCCGGCCTTGTATGCTTCCGCGATAACGGCCAGCGTCTCGCCGTGCTCCGCAGCCACACGCTGATACCATCGCAATGCCTGCTTGGTTCGCACGTTGCTTGCGATCTCCGCGACGATGTCCTGGGGTTTTGCCATGGCAGTTCTCCGTGGATGTCGTGAGCGTGCCATGGATCTGGTATGCGTCAACCGACTTCCTTCCGGGCGTTCCGTATCGCCCTCCGCACGAGCATCCGCCCGGCCGCGTCGACGAACGGCAGCTTTCGCCGGGCAGCCTCCTCGCGGAGCCAGCCTACGATCTCGTCGATGTGCTCCTCGCACCAGTCACAGCCCTTCTCGTCCATCGTGCGGGCGCGGGCGTTGCATGAGCAGTCAGGCGTGGCCGTGATGCCGACGGTGGCGAGGAGTTTCTTCAGTTCGGTTCCTGGGCCTCGCGTGGGAATCGGCGGCAGCGGTTGCGGCGGTGCCTGCTGAGGCAAGGCTGCCGTCGCCGGCACGCTCGGGAAATCGGGGTGCGTCTCGTCCACCGCGAGCACATCGCCGCGCTCAACGATGCACCCGTCGCACTCGCCGTTGCGGCGGCCAGCCTCGCGGCAGCGTCGATCGAGCCAGTGTCGTGAACAGTACCGCATGGTCAGCACGCCGGGGGTGGATTGGGGACGAACGTGCCAGCGGTGCCGCCCGAGTTGCACGCGCCGCCGGTGAACGTCGCGGTGCCGGTGACGGTGCCGGTCAGTTGCGACGAACCGCTGAGAGTGACATCGCCGTTGATGGTGCCTCCGATGACAGCCGTGTCGCTCGCGGTCACGTTGCCAGTGATGGTGCCGTCGTTTGTGGAGTTGTCCTCAAAAACACAGTCACCGACGATCTGGAGCGGGCTGTAGTTCGCATTGTTCGCAGCGCCGTTCTTAAACGTCGCGGTGCCGGTGACGGTGATTGGGAGAGGGCGAGAGCAGAACGTACTGGCCCAGACGCCTGACCAGTCCTCCACGGCCGCATCGTCCACCACCAGCGTCTCGGTGGTCAGTGCAACAGCCAGCACGGCGCCGGGCTCAAGAGTGACGGAGTGGAATGTCGGAGGAGAATACGCAATACCAGGCCGCCAGCCGCGCATCGCTCCTGCGATGACAATATCGGGCGTTGCATCGGGGGTTGCGCTGCCTGTCCAGCCGGTGTTTGCCCACCCGGATTCACCCGGCAAAAAGCCCGCTGGCGAGTTGCCGTCGGCGTCCTCCCAGTTCCATAGGTTGGTGCCCTCTTCATCGACAGCGCCGGTGAATCGCACACCCATGCCGT